TTTCTTTTATAAGGCTTATAGAAAAACCGTTAACTCCTGGAATTCTTTTTGTTTTGATTTCATCTAAAACATATCCTTCTGGAAACCACATAGGAATCAGAGGTTGCTCTATTCCCAATTCTAACGCCGATTCATAAATCTTCTGCATTTCAGAATTATCCGTTTGAAACGGAAATTGTATTTCTTCCTTATTCTCTATTGGGTTAAACCACTCAACAGCATCTTTTGTCCACTGTATAATCACATCCCACAAGCTCTCTGCCTCGACCTCCTGCGGCACCACAGCAAACAGCAGTCCCACAACCAGCACTACAGATGCCACTTTCAAAAGCCAGCCATTGGAGCGGGAAGACTTCTTCTTAATCCCCCTCACCCGTTCCTGATACCGTTTCCAGGCAGCTTCCTTCTTGGGAGTTATTTCCACCAGAGCTGTATCTTTTCCTTCCAGAATGTCCATCAGAAGTCTGACAGATGCAGGATCCGGTTCGTCTCTTTCCAGTTCTGCGTTCAGCATGGCATCCAGTTCATCTGTGGACAGCTGATCCAGGCGCTCCCGAAGTCCGGTCATATTAAATTCTTTCATAAATGACCTCCTCTTCATAGCAGTCCTGCCATAATTCCAGGAAATAGACCAGTGCTGATATCAATTCAGAATTGCTGGGTGGAGTACGTCCGTCCAGCAGCTCTTCCGGTAAATACTGACGCCATTTGTTTGGATTTCGGTTCTTCCATGCTTTCTTAATCGCATCACGGATGGCGGTGTCAATATTGCGCACCACCGCTTTGGGTATGTATTCCTCTCCGACTTTTTCAAAAATCTCCGAAACCACAATTTGTGTGGGGTTCCGGTAAGCAATGACCAGAGCATTTTTCATATACCCAAATCCATCAAAATTCAGAGGAATCTGCAGATCGTACAGAATCATGAGGACAACGCTTTTTACCTGATGGCTGCGCAGTCTCTTAGCCATATAATCTGCACGCTCTAAAATCGGATCTTTGTCTCTCTCCATTGTTCCCCCTCCAATTCAAGAACATTATGGCATAATCTGGGGGCTTTGTCCATCGAAATCTGTCGAACGCAAAAAATCCCCTCCCCGGTTTTACCCAGGGAGGGGATCATTCATTTATTCCGCATGTCCGGCATCTGCCAGACCCTCGGCCACCAGATAACCGAACACTGCAGCGCCCTGCAGGATCAGGCCGGAGATGGTTTCGGCGGTTTCCGCATCACCGTCAAAGGCAACGATCAGACCGGAAACAAAACCGGCCACGGCTACCCACAGCTTGCGGGAAGTCAGCTTACGGATAAAATCCTGTTTGGTCATATGTAATTCCTCCTTATTCCTCGTAAAGGTGGATACCTTCGATTTTTGCCCTCTCGCACAGGAAGTGCCGGTACACTTTCATGCTATTGAGCTGGGCTTCCAGCAGATCATAGGAACAGGAAGGCTTAAACTTCAGTTCTCCTGCCTCCCACGCAGACAGCATAGATGCCAGTTTTCCGATGCGAATATCCAGCTGGTATACTTCAGCCTTGAATCGCTCCTTGTAGTTTGCCCTGCCGTTGCCGTTGACGATGACGTGGGCAAAGGGGAAAACTCCCTCCCGCAGGCAGGCGATCAGCAGATCCTTACCCATGGACATGCCATTGATCCGCATGTCATCCAGGACATCATCCAGAGTCATTCTCGGGGATTTGGGCATAATGATCCTCCTAATCTTCAAATTCAGCGGGATCTTCTTCCATAAGGTCAAAGTCCATCCCTGCGGCCTCCAGCTCCATACCGCGCTTCTCCAGCGCCCGGAGCGTATACAGGTACTGCCGCCGGCGGTACCGGCGCTTCTCTTCGTTTTTGGCCAGTCTGACATAGGGTGAATTCAGCAGACGGGCAATTTCCTGCTCAACCTGTTCATCGGACAGGCAACGTTTCTTTGGCATACTTGCCTCCTTGTAGTATCTTTTTGATTGTGTTAAAATCACCTCGGAAGGAGATGATTGCATGACTCCCGCAAAAGATATTCACCTCAGCAAAAACGCTTTTCGTTTATTGAAGAAAATATCCAAAGGAAAATCACTTGACTGGGTTGCCGTTGAAAAGACGCTGGAATATAAGTCTCTGACATATTTCAGTCTGATCGACCATCGGTGCGGCAGCAAGGATGGAAGCCTGACAGAAAAGGGTCTGCAGGTCCTGCTTTCTCACCAGCACGCGCAGGAAGGCCGAAAACAGGAACACCGGCATAACTGGCTGATTGCTGTTTTCTCCACCCTGGGTGGTGCAATTCTTTCCAAGCCTATGTGGGATGGAATTGATTGGCTTATCGAATGGATCCAGGAAATACCTTAAAGCGCTCGGTCACATACCACCGGAACCATTCTTCTTCGGTCTTTCCCAACACGAATAACCACCAGCAGCGGCTGGCATTTGCCTCGCCAATTATGGATTTGATTCCTTCAATAGCTGGGCGAATGTAATCGGATTTGGACGGTTTCTTCTTTTGCCAGGGCATATGTCTTGACGCAGATCGCGGAAGATCATCAAATCCCTCTGGCTTCGGTCCGACCAGATCATCCCACTGGTAGCAGTTTAGTCTGCAATAGGCCAGCCCCAGGCGGTCGATCCGGTTAAGTTTAGATTCGTCTATCCGGAGCACCTTCTCGCCTCCTCACCTATTCGTCTCACTTTTGGGATGTTCATCCCAAAAAAATAGCTGCCTTCTCAGCGCCATCATGGATTCCGAGCTTTTCACAGATTCTTTCGATTTCATCTGTGTTAAATGGAATCTTTCCGTTTACCTTAGAATTCAAGGTATTTTTCGACATTCCCAGTTCTGCGGCTAACGAACGCTGAGAATATCCAGCTTCTGCAATTTTGCCCTTCAGTTTGTTTACTGCCAATTGATTCACCTCCGCGTCTCACATTTGGGACGGTTTTATAATAGCACCATGCTTTACGTATGTCAACCCATTTTTGGGACAGTTTCAAAAAATTTTTAGAAAATGTATTGCATTTTTGGGACAGTCGTAGTATTATGTTTTTTGTAGAGGAGTGTGAACACTATGAGTGACATCTCAGAACGCATTTTGGAGATTATCTTGAATAAAGACATTTCATACGGTGAGCTGGCAACCACAACCGGCATTCCAAAATCAGCACTGCAAAGGTATGCCACTGGTCAGACTGAAAAGATTCCGATCGACCGTTTAGAAAAGATTGCTAAAGCAATCGGCACCACGACAGCTTATCTGATGGGATGGGAAATCACAACAAACAAAACGCCCACTCCGAAGAGTGAGCATGACCCTAATGAAATTATGTTCGCCCTCTCCCGTGGCGGCGAGAGGGAGATTACCGATGAGATGTTTGAGGAAGTCAAGCGTTTTGCTGCTTTCATCGCAGAGCATGAAAGAAATAACAAATTACAGGAGGAATAAACGTGGCAAGCTATTTGACACAAACCAGCGACAAGAAAAAATGGGTTGCCTTCTTCCTTTGCCTTTTCGGCGGTTTCTTTGGCTTGCATTATTTCTATGTCGGCCGTTATGGAAAAGGAGTCCTTTATCTCTTTACCATGGGACTTTTCGTCTTGGGTTGGTGGCACGACCTTGGGAAAATCCTGAACGGCAAGTTCTGCGATAATATTGGTGTTCCGCTTAGGACATAATTATTCCAAGCTGTATTCATTGGAGATATACACAATAAGAGGAGATTCGTATGAGTGATTTGAAAGACCCCAATCTTGTAATGCTAAAGCCTGCTGAGAACAAGCATTTCTCTTCTTCCATTGACCCCATGCTGGATCCTGGAGAAACAATTATTTGTGTCTACAAATTCATGCGTTTCTCCCAGGGTGTTGTATTTACTAATAAGCGTATAATCACAATAGCACCCCAAGGAGCCACCTCACAAACTGCTTTCACAGCTCTACACTACAGCAAGATCCAAGCATATTCCGTTATCCCATCAAGTGGAATTATCCCAAATAATACGCTAAAGTTGTGGATCCCGGGTTTAGGTGATGTTGAGTTGGGTTTTGCTTCTAAGTCTGATGCATTTGCAGCTTGTAAAATTATTTCCGCGCATATCCCGTAAATTTAACAAAAAACCGCCCCGGCCCTAAAGCCGGAGCGCAAAACTCATTTTATGTACTTAAGCATTTGGACTAAGTATTCTCCGTCAATCTTATCCGTTTCATCGCGGTCAAGATACCGAATGTCAAATTCACAAAAACCGTTTTTAGCATAAAAATCAACGAGTTTCGATTTGTCTTCACATTCCAGATATGCAAATTTTCCGCCAACGTCGAACTGCAATCTTCGAATTTTCTCACAAGCTTCATTCAGCAATTCACTGCCAGTAATCAATTTATTGTATTCATTACAATAGTTTTTACCTAGCTGCGCAATCAATGGAGCCGCCAGAATATACGACTTCAACGTGGAGTCGTACGTTGCAAACTTGGCTATTCTTCTGCGCAAAGAACCGCTGGCACTGCCTAAACGCTTTGCCGATATTCGGATATACTTATTGGCCAAAGAAAAATAACCAACCAATACCCATTCATCTTTGTATGAAGCAAATACCAAATGCGTCTGTGCCCATCCGTTTTTTGCAAATTCTATGGCTTTCTTCGACAGGAAAAATTCCACATCAAGGTTCATCGGACACGAAAAATTGGAGAGAATACTTTTTGCCGTATCCTCTCCTAATTCTTCGATCAAGATTTTCAGATTTACAACTCTGTATCCTGTCATTTAGTGTCTCCGAACATCTTACGGATTTCTTCTCTGCTTGCATCAGAAAAAACTCTGGTCTTCTTTATATGTTGTGCGTGCTTACCTTTGGCATTCTCCAACGCATTGACCAGTGCCAGAGCAGAATCCCGCGTTTTAACATCGACGTTCTTCAAGACGCTCTTGGTTGCCACACAATCACATCCTTTCTTACCATATGGGTACAGTAACCCTTACTCTAATTATAGCCAGTATTTCTTTTATTGTAAACTGGTAAATGTAAACAAAATATGAACATTATTTTCATTTAAGCTACTTATCCAGTATTTATCTTTTCTATAAATACGCGCGAATAGGCCCAAAGTTGCATATAAGTGTACAACTTTCCAAAAAATTTTTTAGAGCGGCAACTCCATGAAAAATTGTCTAATTCAGGAACAAACAGAAAACCGCCCCGGTGCTACCAACACCGAAGCGGTCAAAGGCTGCTCAAGGATGCTACCAACATCCAACGAGCGGTACAGAAAACCACCCACACACAACTATAGGGGCATTCTGCGCATTTTTATGATATCAGATTTGCCCCGGAAAGGCAAGGTATAAAATGTCCATCTGCATCAAATGTAAGGCAGATCTTCCGGAAGGTTCTGCGTTCTGCAATATCTGCGGCAAGCGGCAAACCCCTGCACCCCGGAAGCATCGTAAACGGGCCAACGGCACCGGCAGCATCTCCCACCTCTCCGGAAACCGCACAAAGCCATGGATGGCGAGAAAGAACGGTGTCTGCATGGACTCTATGCTACCCGTGGCGAGGCACAGAAGGCTCTTGAGCGTCTCACAGATGTTAACGTCACCGACAAATTCAATATGACTTTTGCTCAGGTCTACGAACGCTGGCACGAAGAACATAAGCGGAAGATCTCCGAGAGCATGGACCAGAACTACCGTCTGGCCTACAAGCAGTGCTCCCAGCTGCACAATATGCAGATGCGCAAGATCCTCCGCAGCGACTATCAGGCCTGTATCATCGCCCTGGAAATGCAGGGCAAAAGCAAGTCCACCTGCAACAAGCTGCGGGTGCTTCTGGGGCAGCTGGGCCGCTGGGCAATGGAAGAGGGTATCACTCTGACCAACCCCGCCGAAGATCTGAACACCGTGGCCAAACAAAAGAGCACCCGGGAAATCTTCACAGAGGAAGATATCAAGGCAATCAAAAAATCCAGCCTTCATGCAGCTGACATAGCTCTGATCCTGATCTCCTGTGGCTGCCGGCCGGGCGAACTGTTCACAGTTCCGCTGGTCAACTGCCGTGAGGATCACTTCATAGGCGGCAGCAAAACAGAAGCCGGCAAGAACCGTGTCATTCCCATCGGCCCTGACGGCATCAAAGCATATCAGAAAATGAGAAAGCGTGCCATCAAAGAAGGCGGCTCCTTGTTGATCGATGGCTATGAAGGGCGAAATAAAACAGCAGCCAATTTCACCAAACGCGAATGGCGCGATCTGATGGATGAAATCGAACGGGACGGCATGATTCCATACAGCTGCCGGCATACCTTTATCACCAGAGCCATCCGTGCCGGCATGGAGCTGCCTGTTCTGGAAGCCATCGTGGGTCATGTAGACCGGGAAACCACCAAGATTTATACCCATCTTCACGCCGAAGATCTGGTTGAAGCCGTACAGGCAATGAAAGAGAAAAGTTATGCGGTTTGTAGCAAATCTGTAACACGGTCTGAGCATTCAAAAGCCAAACTTCCGAAAAGTTCATAAAATCAAAGAAAAGCACCCAAAATCTTACGATTCTAGGTGCTTAACTGGTACGGCGAAAGGGACTCGAACCCCCGACCTACTGATTCGTAGTCAGTCACTCTATCCAACTGAGCTATCGCCGCATGTGCGCTCTCTCAAGTGCCAAAGTATAATAGCATATCTTTTCAAAAAAAGCAAGCCCTTTTTTCAAATTTTTTCATATTTTTTTTGTGACACTCTCCCGCCTTGACAG